ATTACTCCTGATAAAATCCCTGGGGCAGAAATATTACTCGAATTTCGTGCGCTATATGCCGAGGAAAAGCTTTGGATCGCTGTAATCCAAAAAGCTTTGACAGATTATATAAATTGGGAGCACTTCTCACGCTACGAACGAGGCCATATAGCTAATATACGTGAGAGAAAACAAGAGCGCGTTAAATCTTCAGAGCTTGAGGCTAATCATCAAAAAGCTTTTGATCTACTTCACGAATTCATCTTCACAGAAAATCACAAAAATTGCCTAGCAAATATTATCCAAGCCCTTCCGCTTGCTGAAAATCCTGATTGCGTAATCGAAAGCATTCGTGTAAGGGTTAAAAAGTATACGCATAAAAAAAAATATTTAAATTCATTCACTGGGATCGTTGATTAGCTTACCTGCTATCAGGAAATATCAGAAATTATGGCTAAATTTGTTAAAGGGCAATCAGGAAACCCAACGGGACGCCCCAAGGAAGACGTAGAGGTTAAAAAATACGCTCGGCAATACGGAATAGAGGCTTTAAATAAATTGCTTGAATTAATGCGTACAGGCACAGACGAACGTACTCAATCATCAGCGGCTCAAGCAATCTTAGATCGTGGCTTTGGTAAACCATCTCAGGAAATGGAAATATCTGGCAAAGACGGCGGTCCACTAATTGCGGTAATCAAAGACAAAGAATGAGCAGAGAAGTTGTTATTGAACTTCCAAAGTTTAATAAAAAACAAGAAGCAGTTTTTAGTATTCGAGCTAATGAACTTTTAATTGCAGGCGATACTCGCTCAGGTAAAAGCTTTTTAACAAGAAAGAAATACATTTTATTCTGCAGTCAAATACCTGGACTAGTCACAGATATTTTACGGCTTAACCATGAAGATGTAATCAAAAATTATATGGGCGGTGAAACAGGATTTCCTGTTCTTCTTAGAGCATGGGAGCGAGAAGGATTATGCAAAATTAATCAAGACTCAGTTCAGTTTTGGAATGATTCAGTAATCACACTCGGTCATGCTGCAGATGATAAAGTAGCACGTAAGCATCAAGGCAACACAGTTCACATGCGAACAATTGATGAAGCGGCACAACTTCCAGAGGCAAGACTACGCGCTCTTACTGGCTGGGTAACGATGACATCTGAAATGAAAAGCAGAGTACCCGAGAAGTGGCGAGATATGCTTCCCTGTATGCAATATCTTACAAACTTTATTGGCCCTGGGATGGGATTTTTTCGTAGAGAATTTTTAGAAGTGCGAGAGCCGTTTGAAATAGAAAAAGTTGGGCAATTCAAAAGAATATATGTTCCGATGTTTCTCACTGATAACCCTCATGAAAGCGCACAAGATACAATTGCTCGGATTAAACAATCATTCCCAGATCCTGCAACTCAAAAAGCTTTATTAGAATGTAATTGGAGAGCACCAACAGGTGATTACTATCCAGAATGGAGCGAACCAAAACACGTTGTTCCTAACTTCACACCACCTACGTATTGGTTTAAGTTTCGCACATTCGATTGGGGATCTGCAGAACCATTTGCAGTTCTTTGGTGGTGTATCTCTGATGGTTCAACTATTACCGATTCAAATGGTGAAGAGCTTTGGTTTCCTGCAGGCTCATTGATCGCATATCGTGAATGGTACGGATGCATGGAAGATGACACCTCAAAAGGTTTAAGAATGCGTAACCACGACATAGCGCAAGGAATAATTAATAGAACTCCTGAGTCAACATCAAACATTACAGTCTCTGATGGTTTTCCATTCTCTGATAGAGGTGAATCAAGAAGTGATGATAGTAAAAAGACTCATACAATTGCCGATGTTTTTGCAGAAAATGGAGTACCATTAATTAGAAATAAACTTCGCCGTGTTCAAGGTTGGTCAAAGTTACGTGATAGATTAATAGGGCTTGACGGTATTCCTCTTTTTTATTGCGTAGAAAAATGTCAATTCATTAGAAACTATTTTCCAGCCCTTGCTCGTAATCCTCATGACACAGAAGACGCAGTGGAAAACGGAGAGGCTACCCATATAATGGATATTTGCAGATTGGCCGCTTCCGCAGCTCCACCAGTAAGAACAGCACCATCCGACAAAGACATTGCCAAAAAATCGCGCTTTACACCTGCAGGAATTAAGTCCAAATTAATACCATCACGCAAAAATATTCTTAAATAATAGTAAATGGAAACTAAATCAGCAGAAGAAATGCCTGTTAACGCAGACGAAAACAAGAATTATCCAGAATACTGGATTAAATGGATCAATAATTGTAAGAAAAACCCAAACTATCAACGACACATTAATCAAACAAGAGAAGCTTATAGAGAATTTCTAAAATCAGAGGAAAATGATGACCAATACAGAACGCAAGATAGAGCCGATATTCCTCGCGTCTACCCTGCTTATTATTCTGCAGTTAATAACCTTGAACCTGCTTTTTACTCTCGCACTCCCGAATTAGTTACCGACACACGTTTTGATATTCAAGATCCAGTCGCGGTTACAATGAGTCTAATTACAGAAAGACTTGGCGTGTACTTAATGGAAAACTCCCATTTCGACGATGTTATGAGCATGTCGGTTTCTGATTTTATTCACGGCGCAAAAGCAACTAATCAGATTGTTTACTATGCTAATGTAGACGAAACCGGCATGGCAGATCCTCTTTCTCAAAAAATATGCATGGCTCCTGCTTGCTATGATGAAATTCTTCACTCTCCTAATGCAAAGATTTCATCGGACATAACAGAAATGGCGTATTACTTTTGCTATTCTAAAGAAGAAGCAGAAAGTAAGGGCTTTGATATGGAGGCTCTTAAGTCTTACTCCTGGAAATCATCCCCTAATCAATCAGTTGATCAACTCGCAAAACGCGGCAGACCTGTTTCAACAGGTGAAAAATATATTGATGGTTATGAAATTTACTGCAAAGACAATAAAACTGTTTATTGGGTAAGTGAGGGACTCCCTGGAAGATTTCTAAAACCACCAGCAATTGATCCTTACGGATTTAGAAATTTCTTTCCTTCTCCACCATTTATTATTCAAGGAAAACCACCGAAGAATATGTTTCCTACTCCTGCTTGGATACAATTAAGACCTGTTGCCCTGCAGCTTCACCAAATGTATCAACGTATTTTTGGACTTATTGATGCAGTAAGACGTCGTGCAATTGTAGACGGAAACGAGGAAGTTGTAGCACTACTAAACGCAGGCGACCAAGAATTTATTTCAGCCACTTCCCTTAAATCAATCGTAGAAAAAGGTGGCTTGCAAAATATGATCTGGTATCTACCAGTTCAAGAGCTAGTAAATGCAATCAATGAGCTTAATCAACAAGAGCAAATCTTTATTGCTAATTTTGATAAATGGGCAGGAGTTCCCGACATCGTGCAAGGGCTTTCAGATCCTATTGAAACTCTTGGCGCACAGGAAATAAAAGCAGGGGCATCTCATGATAGATTTAAAAACGCTAAGAAAAAAGTTCAGCAATTAGCGCGTGATTCAATCGAGATGATGATTGACCTTGCGTATAAAGTATTCGACGACAATAAGATTGCTGAAATTGTTGGCTATCAATATATGCAGCCAAAGGATCAACAGCAATTTCCACAAGCTCTTGAGCTCTTAAGAAATGATGAGGCAAGACTTGTTAGAATTGGTATTGATACAGATTCGATGACGTTTGTTGATAAAGGTTTACAAACTCAAAGACTAAACGCAGCAGTAACAACAGTAACACAAGGATTAAAACAAGCAGCGGAAATGCTTCAAACATCTCCAGACTTTGCACTCGTAGGGCTTCAAGCCGTATTGCTCTCACTTAATCAAAGTGAAGTCGGCAAGAAGTTCATGGCTCCTGCTACAAAAGCAATTCAAGATTTAATTGCACAAGCAGAGGCAGCAAAACAACAACCCCCTCCACCCCCTCCACCTGATCCAGCGATGATTAGAATTGAAGCTGATAAGGAAATGTTCTATACGAAAATGAACGCTGAACTTCCTATGAAGCAGCAACAAATGGAGTTAGATCATCAATATCGAATGGCGCAAATTGGGGCAGCTGATCAGAAAAATATCAATGACGCAAATCTAAAGGCACAAGAAATACAAGCTAAGATTCTTGACATTCAAACCACAAGCGCTAACGCTCAACAAAAAATAGCAGTTGATGGACAATATTGGTTAGAAGAAAATCAAATTGAGGCAAGAAGAAACGAGATAATGAACGAGGCAAATCAATCAAAGAATATGATTGAAATGACTAAAGTCGAGCTAAATAAAACTATCGAAGAAAATAAAATAATGCTTCAGCAAACTATTGAAGATAGCAAAGCTACGATGGAGGCATTACGCTTACAACTTGAAAAACAAAGAGACGATGCAGTTGCCTACGAAAAACTAGTAGAAGAGCAACGCCTTAAGATGGAAGATCAGCGCAGAAAAGATGAGCAATTATTTGAAGTGCTAAAGCATATAACTTCTACTCAAGAGAAAACAAAAGACGCAGTTTTACAAAGTAGAAATATTTCAGCACAGCCACCACAATCACAGCCGATTAATGTTAGTGTCGTAATGCCAAAACCAACTGCAAAAATTGGCACAATAACAACAGGCGCAAATGGTAACCCAATTGTAAAAATCGAGCCGGTAGAGATGGAAGAAAACGAGTCGGAGAGTGATGATTAATGAGCACAAGAGTATCCAACTCCTCATCATCTATTAATCCCGATTATGATGTAAAGATCCGCACTACATCAGACGGCAATGTTCAATATTTGAGATCAGATCCACCAACAACAGTTGTTGACGGAAGGCAAGTCGTAATAACAGCAGGGACTCGCGTTAATTTCTCTAATATTCCATGTGAGAGAGTAGATATCACGGCACTTTCTTCTAACACGGGGATCGTAGTTATTGGGGCAATTACTTGTGTTGCAGCAGCAGGAACAAGAAGAGGTACGCCACTTGTAGCAAATCAACCATACTCAATAGAGATAGACAATCTAAATAAATTATATATTGACTCAACTGTTTCGGGAGAGGGTGTCTCTTACACTGCATATTCATGAGTGCTAATAAAATTGGAACAGCACCTACTGTTACAGGACTTGCTATACCTGGCGGTGACCCTAATTCTGTATTGTTTTTAGATTCTGCAAGTACCCTTCAAACTGACTCCACGTTTACTTACATAGAAAACCCACAGGCAGGAATTGATGAAGCATATTTAAATGTATTAAAAACCTCGACAGGTTCTGGGATTGATGTTGGCACTACTATTTTTGCCACAAAATCTTCTCTGATTTCTAGCGATACACTATTAGCGAATAACGATGGTACTATTAATTATGGAGCAACTTATAATTATTTTCAGTTCAGTGGCTCAGTAAGTGCAAGTGGTGCGGTTCTGTCAGATGTTAAATCAGCAAGCTCAAGTCAACTCGTTGGTTTAGGTTCGTATACTATCAATAATGGTTCCTCAGATTATAATTTATCTCTTACAGGCGCTAGTAATTCTGTAAATGCATCAAATATTATTATCGCAGCATCTACGGATTCCCCTCTGATTTATTTATACGGAAGTTATAATACTGCATTTGGTAGTATTACAAATAACGGAACAGGAACACCAACAACTAAATTTGTTGGTACTTATGGTGCTGCGGTTCGTTTATCGGGTGCAACAGTACAAGAAGTAATCGGCGGTGAGTTTGTAGGTAGTGGAGGTACTGCAAACTATGGTGTGAAAGTTCAAGGCGCAACAGCAGGAGTTTATTCAACAGGTCATTATTTAGTTTCCTCTGCAAACACTTATGATTTTGCTAGTGCTACAAACTACGCAAGGCATGTTTATTCAACTAGCCTTACAATGGCTAACGCCACGACAAATACTACAGGTATTTCCCTAGGTGGAGATGTTAGACTTTATAGAAGTGCAGCAGATACTTTAAGAGTTGAAGATAAACAACATCTTACGCCACCTACTAATACAGCTACTTCAGGAAGTTTTGTCGGGCTTTTAGCTCAAGTAAATTCTGCCCCTTCAGGTTCATCAACAAGTAGAAACTGGGGATTACAATTTGCAGTAGCAGCAACAAATTCACAAAATCACACTGATGGTACTGGTGGTTTAGTCGGCTTTGAAGGTTATGCAAGAAACGAATCAACTGGAACAGTAACAAGAGAAGTCGGTGGACTTGTTTATTGTGATAATACAGCAGCAGGAAACGTATCAACTGCAATTGTTTTTCATGGTTTTAATTCTACTTCTCATGCAAGCGCAGTCACAGCAGATGCAACAATTTTCAGGGCAAGTGGAGGAACAACAACTGGAACCACAACGGCTTGGTATGGATTTAGGGCAGCAGCACCAGCTTTTACAGCAAATAACCAGACTAGAATTGGATTAAGATTAGATGCAATGCCTACAATTGGGGCATTCACAGGGACTACTAATCTTGCAATTAATATTGAAGGAACTTCAAGGCTTGCTCAAGACGGAATAAGAATCGGAGGCGATACAAATCTTTATTCATCAGCAGCAAATGTTTTAAAAACAGATGATTCATTTCATGTTGCAGCAGATTTTAGACATTTAGGAAGTAACGTAGGATTTTACAACGTAGCAGCGATTGCAAGACCAACAACAGCAGTGGCATCAGCTACGTTTGTTGCTAATACTTCAGCAATTGCAAACGATACGGCAACTTTTGACGGCTATACGATTGGTCAAGTTGTAAAAGCATTAAGAAATTTTGGACTCTTAACTTAAGAAGGAAACTATGAAAATAAACATTGATATTGACGATGAAATCGTTGCAGAGCTTGCAAAAAGATTCAACTATCAAAGTATGTTACCAACAGAAGATGGTGGAGGCGTTCCAAATCCAGTTAGTCAGGAAAGCTTTATTAAAATGATTTTAGTTGAACAAGTAGTAGGACTATTGATTGAAGATAGACTTAATCAGGAAGTTTCAATTCAAAGAGAAAATATAAAAGCACTACTTGAGCAAGCAATAAGAGATAAAATTGTTATAGGGGAATAAAAATGAAAAACTTAAAAACAGAAATATTAGACTTTGATGATAAGCCAGTTGGTAAAACTTACGGTGGAATTTTAAGTGAATTACTTTGCGTTATGCATCAACAAGATCAGTCAAGTAATCTTTATAGATATTACACCCTTGCTGAAAAATTTAAAAAAGAAGAATCCTTTGTTTTTGATAAAGAAGTTAAAGAATTTATTTTAGAGAAAGCAGGAAGAATTGCATCACCTTTAGTTTTTGGTAGATTAAAAGATTTCATTGATGAAAATTGTAAGGAAGAATGAGTTTATTATATTACCTTCGACCACGATACGGAATCAACCCTGCATGGTATGGCGGAGGCGGTAGAACTATTTACTTAGATAGTGCTCATAAAAAGAAAAAACCAGATGATTTTTTAGCAGCAGTTTTCAAAGACGAATTACCAGAAATGCAAAGACTTTTCGGTAAGGAATATATGTATAAGTTAAGACTTATACTTTTAACAATGATGATGGAGGATGATTATGAGTCTTGAAAAAGCAGACGGCGAAAGGGGTATGTTTCGATTTAATAAAGAAACAGGAGCATTAGAGAGAGTCGATGCACCAAGAAAATTAGAAGTAGCACCAGTCTTTCATAGAGATGAAGCACTAGACGGCATTCACTCAATGCTTGATGATAAAATTTATCATTCAAAATCAGCATATAAACGATCTCTTAAAGAAGCAGGGTATGAGATAACAGGGGGTGATCATCTTCAACAACCAGTTAAAAGATATGACCCTGAAAAGCATGAGCGAGAAATAAGAGAAACAGCTGAAAAAGCTTATTACGACATTAAATATGACAGAATACCTATTGATGAAAAATCAAAGGCACTTAACGCAGAAGAGGAAAGACAATGGAAACTATACCAACAGAGACAGAAAACGAACTGGGCGAAGTAGTAGAGACTACAGAACCAGAGATAAAACAAGATGAAAATCTAGAAACTCCCACTCCTGAAAAGAGTGAAGAAATTATCACGCCAAGTAAAGATGAAAGCCCTAGAGAAACAGCAAAGAGAGAATTTGAAAAACTTCAAAAAGAAGATAAACCTATTGAAGAAAAAACTCAGGTTGAGAAGAAAACTAAACAAGAGCAGGATCCTGAGCTACTCCCACCTGCTAGATTAAAACCACAAGAGGCAAAGCTTTTTCAAAACTTACCTGCAGGATTAAAGCGCGCATTTAATCGCACAATTAAAGAAGTTGAAGGCGGAGGAAGTAGAGCAATTGAGCAAGCAGCAAGAGAAAAGCAAGAAATAACATCTCTTGCAAAGCCTTTAATAAATGAGCACTTTCCAACGGAAAAGCATGTTTTTGAATCACTTATTCGTGCTCAAGAAAAGTTAACTAATCCTCAAACATCTCGAGCAGAATACATAAAACTTGGCGTAAATCTTGGACATATTGAAGAAGAGGCAGCAGCTGAAGCTCTTCAAGATTTACAACAAACAGGATCATTTGATATTGCACAACATCCAGAATTTAGAGCTTTACAGGAAAAGCTAAACTCCGTAACTTCAACTATAGAACAATCTCAAACTGATCGAGAGGCAGAACCGATCGTTAATCAGATGAGAAGCGTACAGCAAGAGGTTGATCCCGCCACCGGTAATTACAGGTATCCTGAATTACAAGATGGAGATTACCTTTTAAGTTTGAAAACGCGAGTTAGTTCTTTGAGAGATTCCGATCCCAGCCTTTCATGGGGTGATGCTTTAAGGCAGGCAACTGAAGAAAAGCGTCAAGCACTATGGGGAGGATCAATTCCTCAAAGTACACCAGTACAGACTCGACCTCTAACAGCTAATAATAATCAAATTCAACAAAGAGCAGCTCAAGCTGCAGTTACAGTTAGAGGGAAAAGCTCACCAGCATCAGTTGGTGCACTTAATTTTAATCCTCCACCTGAAGCACTTAGGTCAAACGACCCTCGGGCAACTGCAAAATGGGCTTATGAACAGCTAAAAAACAGAGGATAATTTAAAATGGCAGACGTAGGACTAGGGCAATTAGCCACAGTAACAGGACTTGCAAGAAGCAAAGTCTTAAAAAATGCAGTAAGTGATAACATTCCAGGTTACGATTTAATGGAAAAATCCGGAGGGATTCGAAGAATCTCAGGCGGATCTCAAATCGTAGAATCAGCAATCACAGCACCAAACTCAACATCAACATGGGTTGGAGAAACAGGACAAGTATCAATCGCTGATACAAAAGTCGTTGATTCTGCAGTCTTTGATTGGAGATACATGCTTTGTGCGGTTACTTGGTCACTTGCAGAAAGATATAAAAATAGCGGAGGCGATCAAACTAAATATTTTGATATTGTCGGAGCAAAATATAAAGCTGCAGAAGCAACAATGATGAACCAATTCCAAGAAGGATTTCTTTCTAACGGAACAGGATATTCAGGACTTCAATTGATTGGTCTTGCTTCTTTAGTTTCAACTACTCCAACAACTGGAACAGTAGGCGGAATTGATAAATCAAGTGCAAACGCTGCATGGTTTAGAAATCAAAAATTTGACACTTCAACTGATTGGTCAGAAGGCGCAACATCTCCAGGGAATATCAAAAGATTCTTTGATAAAGGGATTAACGCAACAACAAGAGGCGGAAAGAGAATGAAGCAAGTTATCTATGCAGGTAACACTCATTTTGAATATTTAACTCAAGCAACACAAGCAATTCAAATCATTCAGAACAACAGCGAAACCGGAGAAGCAGGATTCCAAAAAATTAAATACCGTGGTGCTGATGTGTATCTTGGTGGTGGTATTAACTACTCTGGATATTCAGCATTAACAGCAACAAGAAGTTATATACTTTGCGTTGAAGAAGGCGGAGTTAATATCGTGTTTCATGATAAAGCTGAGTTTGACATGTTGGAGCCAGTTAATTCACAAGACCAAGCAGCGGTATCAAGATTGTTATTTACAATGACTGCAGCAACGATTGGCGGATTAGCTAAGTTTAACTGGGTAGGTTTTGATTAATGAACTAAGGGGAAAATCTTTTCCCCTTTATAACTTTTAAGGAGATTTTAAAATGAGCGGACAATTAACAGCAGTAGATTTAACCGTCACTTCAACAAGTGCGGTTGCAGGGCCAAAAGTAGGAACACTATATTGGGATGAGCAAGGCAGACTTTGGCAGTATGTAAAAGGTAATGCAACAATTGCACAGTATGAATATGTAAAAATATCAACTGATGGCAACTTCACTATTACTTCAATGACAACTACAACTAACCCTTCAACAGAGCCAGCGCAAGTTGGTTGTGTTCAAGTATCAGGAGGATTTACATCTTCCCTTTATGGTTGGGTATTTAGAGGGTTTGGAGCCCATACAGGTAAATTTGCAGCATCTTGTGTTCAAGATGTTAAAATTTACACAACTGCAACAAGCGGTGTTGTAGATGATGCAGCCACAACACTTGTAAACGGATTAAAACTGATTACTACTATTACAGGCGCAGCAAGCTCACCAGCTTGGGCAAGTGGATTGTTAACAACTGCAAATGCATAAGAATAAATAAAATAAAGGGTAAAAACGCATGGATACATCATTATTAGATAACTTTGACCTTCCCGGGGTTGCTTACGAGCAAATCAAGGCTAGGAATTTAACTTTAAATCCTAGTTCTGAAAAAGGAATTAGTCATTTATCTGGTGAGCATTCAGGTGGATTACCCTTTAAATTTTTTACTCTTGCAGAATATGATTTTGTTGGTTCAAAGATTGCTAAATATGAAAAATTTAACAATCTTGAAATGATTGAATGGACTGTTGATTCTAAGAACAAGTTAGTTGCTAGAATTACAGAATTGCCTACAGAACTTCTTGAGTTTGAAATTATTGGCTATAGAGAAGTGCCACCAAGTGCAAACCCAAATCATGCAATTGATCCTTATGCTCATCCAATTTATGGTGAATGCATCGGTGGGCTTTTACGTGACGCATATTTAAGATTTAAAGATGGTGTTAATGCCCCAGGGTTACCACTTGCAAAATGGGGCGTTCTTGATGACGCATCAGTTGCCACCTTGAATGCTTATGGGCTTAACAGTGTTGAGCAATTTGCAGCAAAACCAAAATCATTTGTAATGAATGGTAATTTTCCTAAAAACATTCAAGACGCTTATGAAAGAGCTGTTTTTTATGTAAACGGAAAAGCAGCAAAAGATAAAGATAATGAATTAATTGAAAAACTAAAACAATTATCAATTGAAGCAGCTCAAAAAGATAACGTCATTAAAGAAATGCAAGAAAGAATGATGACTCTTGAGGGTTTTATGCTTAATCCTGAAGCAGGAAAAAGAAAAGCACCAAGTAGAACTAAAAAGATTATTACAGATGAGGCAGCATGATTGAGTTTTATACCATTCAGAAAAAAATACACGGTGGCAAAACAGTGCCCGTTGAAATGTTTAAGTTTCATACTGGCAATTTTAGAATTGTGAATAGCATTCCAAAAGAAGAAATCTTAGAAGGCGAGGTAGATGAGGCGACTAAGAAAAACTTCTCAAAAGAATATGATTTATTTAAAAATGGTGTTCCTCAAAGCACAGAGCCTTTAATTGTTGTGCCAATTGAAGAGATTGCACCAGAAATCAAAGAAGACATTGCACCAGAAATAACAAGAGCAAGCTTTTTTGATGAAGAAAACGACGAAGAAAAAGAACAAGAAATTTTTATAAAAGGTAAATAAGATGTCAGCAATTACGGAATTAACAGGTTTAGGAATGCCAGCAGAACTGGCGCAAGTTATTGGTGTAGAAACAGTGTCAAATGGCATTGTTCGTTCGGTAGCAACTGGACTAACAGCAACAGGGACAGACCTTTCCACAGCATTACAATTAACAGCTTTTACCTCAATACTTTCCACTGTTGCAGCTTCAACAGGTGTCAAGCTCCCAGCGCTTTGGCCAGTGGGGGCAATGGGACTTATACAAAATAACGGAGCAAACGCATTGAATATTTTCCCACCGACAGCAACAATAAAGCTTAATGGTGGAACTGATGGCGCAGCGGTAACTACTGCAGCAGCTGCAGGAGCGTTAATAGTTAGACTTTCAGCGACTGATTTCGGTGTTTATGTATTAGCTAAAGAGGCTTAAAAATCATGATTGAAGCTTGTAAGCCAAACGTAACAAATCCGAGTATAGCAAATGCGACAAGCGTTACCCTCTTGTCAGCAAATGCTAAAAGATTGGGCGTTGAAATACAAAATAATGCAGCCTTTGATATTGCAGTTTCACCAGCTGGGATTGTAATGACGGGTATTACCCCAACGGCTGCAAAACCTTGTATTGTTATTCGTTCAGGACAAAGTTGGTGGACTAATGACACTTTTGTTAGTCAATCAGCTTTTACAGCTTATCAAACAAGTGGATCAGCAACTGAATTAGTAACAGTTATTGAAGGATTTACAAGCTAATGCCATTTTCAACCGTCGCAGCTCCATATTCTCCATCATTATTAAGAGGAAGTTATGGAAACTTGCTCGCGATACCATCTGGGCAAACAGCCCTTACTACTGGTGATTATCTTATTATTGGTAGCTCGGCTACTTCAGCAGCAGGAAATAAGGGCACAATTATTTTTAATAATAACGGTTGGGGAACTGTTTCAAATGCTGGCGCTACTTCAAACGGTGATAAGCTAATTTTTTATAACGATGCAGGGATTAAAGTTGGAATAACATTAGGCGCAAATGCTGATATGTATTTCCAGGCAAACGGAAATACTGCTTCAGGATTTTTCTTTTATTCAAGTAATACTGGAACTCCATCGCTGGTTTTTTCAATTAGTAGAACAGGGCTAATTACAACAACATCAGCGACACTTTTAGCGACAAGCGTTGCACTAACAAATGGAGCAGGTGCATCAGCTGGAACACTAACCAACGCGCCAGCAGTAGGAAACCCAACAAAATGGATTCCAATTAGCGATAACGGAACAACTAGATATATACCAGCGTGGTAAAATTTAAAGAATAAGAATGGAACAAAGAGAAATATCACAATTATCAATTTTAGAATTAAAAGCTTTAGGCTTTGACATTGAGCAAGAATTAAAAATTGCAAGTATGAATCTTGAAACTATAAAAAGATTAATACACGAAAAAACAAAAGCTGAAAAAGAGGCTCCAAATGTCATTAACGAATGAGTTAATAGGGTTAGGAATGGCTCCTGAGCTGGCTCAAACATTGGGCAATGAGATCGTTGCGCCTATTCTTTCTCCAGTAACTCAACCAGGGGCACTTTCAGTTAATAGTAAGATAGCGTCAAGATATAACGCCATGTATTGCTTTCAAGAACACGCTTCTCAGGCAACAGCTTGTTTGGCAGATGCTGACAGAGTTGGGACTATGGTTGATTTAGCTGGTGGTTTCGATGCCACGGCGGCAGCAACGGACACTACAAGAGGGACTTTAAAGCTTGGGACTAACGGAGTTGCGGGGCTCCCTACTGTAGAGTTTGCATCTACTCAAAAACTTACTACTGCTTCAACTTTTTGGGATAGGTTTGAATCAACAGGGGTCACAGTAATGGTTCTCTGTAAAATGGGTGGGACAAACGCTTATAGAATTTTCGCAGGGAAAAGCGGAGCGGAGTTTCCTTATTTTGGATTTAGAACCAGAGTAAGTGGGTATGAAAATGTTATATGCTCAATGGGGGTAGCGTGTGCAGCCCCAATTTACAATGCAAAAACTGGGAACTCTAACGATTCCGCATTAGCCGGAAACGCAACTGTTTTAGAAAATTCAACTGTAATTTGGGGAAGTATTTCAGCAGCAAAAGTTTTACAAGCCGGGCGAGCTGGGTTCCCTATCACCACCGGAGTGGCGGGAAGTGGAACTTTATCAGGCGCTCTATTAATCGGCGATGGCGGCGTAACTCCTTTCCCTGCGCAGATGGGCTTCCATGAAATGAGATTTTATACAGGAGTATTGACTCAAGAGGAACTTGAAGAGGAAGCTTCCAAATTAATGAGTTTAGGCACTATGCCAAATCCATTAATTATTGCCGACTGTAATTCTTTCGGGACTGGATATTATTCAGGCAGTTCAAAAATAATGTCTGATACTAGAACATTATTAAGAGGTTTTCTAAATAATACTATCATTCCGGGAGGTACTATTAATTGTATAAATATGTCGGTTTCCGGAGAAACTACAACTACAAAAGTTATAAACTCTCCTGCTACATTAAATTTAGTAGGAAATTTTAACTCCACAAGACGTGTTGCATATCTTTTGTGGGAAGCAACAAATGATATGGTTGCCTCCCAAGGAAACAAAACAGCTGCTCAAGCTTGGGCTAATACGCTATCATTAATTAACTCAGCATTAAGTGCAGGGATTAGAGATATCTTTATCCCAACTGTGTTTGTTAGAAGTGCAGCCAATGCCGGAGCTGAATTTGAAGCGAGAAGGCTAGAATACAATCTTCTTGTTAGAGCAAATGCAGCAGCTGCCGGTGCGGTCGTTATAGACTTGGTGAAGATTTTCCCTGAATTGGATCTAACTGCAAATATTACAAACACAACTATTTTAAACGATCAGATTCATCCAACACCACAATATTACGCAAAAATAAATTATGAGTTTGCGAAGGCTATTAATAAAAGATGGGCGCAACCTAGTAACACGTCAATTGAATTTCCAATATTATGAAGTTTTATAACAGATGGTTTTAAATGACTCAGAATGTAACCCTATTACCACCTGTTGGAGGAATGAATTTAAAGGTTCCACTTGCTAATATGGATCCGATTTATTCGCCATGGATCCAGAATTTCGGCACTGACGGTGGAAAATTAAAACTAAGAGAAGCAATTGAATTACACGCAGATTTAGCAGGTACAACAGTTTTAAGTTTGGGGACTTACTCAACTAAAGGGTCTGCAGATAGTGCGCTTTATGCTTGGGTACGAGGAGGTGTCGAAGCTATTTGGAACGTAACAACTGGAGTACCTTCAAACGTATATACGCATTCAGCAGCACCTGATGAGGTTTTTTCTAGTAATTATAATAAAAGACTTTGGTTTGGAACAGAATTTGGAAATGAAGTTGTATATGATGGGACAACTTGGGCAGTGGATGGCTTTACTCTTAGTGGCTCTCCAATTTCATGGCGATCATTAATTGGATATAAATCACGTGCATATTTATTTTATGGTCAAGAAGCAAACTCAAGGTATTATTATACCAATACAGTTGGTGGAGTTACCGGAGCATGTAGTGAGGTAAACTTATCTTCAATATTCAGTAATAAAGGTGGCATTGCCTGGATGGGCGTTTTCTCTTTATCTGTTGGTGTTTCTAATCAAGTATATTTAGCAATTGGCGATATCTCAGGAGAGGTGCTTGTATATTCTGGGGATTACCCAGGAAGTGCAAGCTGGACACTTGAGGGACGTTTTGATATTGGGGCACCCATTGGGTATCAAAATAATATTTCTTATAATAATGATATTTTAGTTATTACTAAAACAGGACTAGTTTCAGTTCGCAACTCTTTTATAAACGGAGAGAACTCAGCATTTACGGATAATATATCAGAGCAGATTGATGCATATTGGACGGACTT